TGATTTTTTACAAACCATTCAACGTTGAGTGATTCCGTATGTATACCCATCTGTACTTGTAAATTATCTGAAAGGTCATCAGGCATCTTCTCCCCAATCTTTTCGAGGTAGAGATTTTCCCAATCACCATTTACTAATCTGACAGCATCACTGCCGCCAATGAATGTAGTTCTATCCATGTGCTTTCTCCTTATTTATATGGACATTCTAGTTCCGACTATGCAACCAGTCAACCACTATTTGAAAGTTTATTCTCAATAGATTCTTGGTAATATAATCGGACCTCATACTGCTCTTTTACAAGCGAGTATAACTCAAAGTATGCTGGAAATATTTTGAACTTACGTATCGCATTATTCAAAGCAAAGTGTGTGCAATCTGCTGGCAGTTTTGCAAGTGCTGATGCCAATGCGTCTGTCTTTAGTTTGACCTCATCTATCTTTGAATCAAATGGTTTGTGAAAAAGATACTTCCATTTATCAAGTCGATTAGTAATGTCATCTTCACGCATCGTTACCATATACTTATCAACTAAATCTAACGCTTCTTGAAGTGTTGGTCGTGGTATCTCAAATATATTTTCAATCAATCTACCTTTGAATCTAAATCCAAGTTCATCAAGTTCCCACACCAGCCTGAGATTTGCCCTGACTGGTGATGCAAATGCAAGAAGGTTTGTTCGTGCATCTTCATGATGGTCGATAGGTACAATATTATTTTTGGTTTGATTTTTTGTCATGCTCTGCGTACTCCTTTAGTTTTATTTTGATATGTTGACTAATTAGTTTCATCAACTCTGGTAGTCGTGTTTCATTGAACTCAAGTAGTCGTTCAATAATTTTTTGTGCTTCTTTTTTAGGAATGGGCATTTTCATTTCACAAGATAGCTCAAGTATTTGTTTGAGGTTATCAACAATAGTTGTATCAAATCCTGAGTGTTCTGCTATGTGGTTAGCTTTGATAAATCCATACCATGCTTTGTTAGTCTGGTCTTGGATAAACCATAATTGTTTACCAGTGCATACTGGTGATGTGTTTGATGTACCCATAACTCCGAACATAAATTTTGATTGCTCTTTTGTAAGCTCTCTATGTTCATCAATCATTTGGATATAAGCCTGTAGTTGTTGTGTTACGTTTTTCATTTCAAACTCCTGTTGTTATTGTTTTGGATAGTCCCAATGCTTTATGACATCTGAAAAAACATCTTCCCATACTTCGTCTTTTATTATGACGCAGTATCTGGGTGAACCCTTTTTCCGTTTACATACAGCAACGTCTTTGTCTTCTAGTAAATTAAATACATTAGGGAATTGACTGGTATCTCTGTACTTGACTTCAACAATTAAGTTTTTGCCAGCTACATTAACAGTCAAATCCCCTCTGTACTCACCACCTAAACTGCCCGATAGTGGTTGTTTCTTTGTACGAATACCTAAACTATTAAATAATTTTAGAAACCATCTTTCGTGATAGCTTCCTTTTGCTTTACTTTTGCTAACCATGTGTCCTCCTCATAGCATTTCATACATATCTTTGTGCTTTTATAGAGGGATACAACGAAGTATTGCGTCGTAGTATTGCATGCATCACATACTACTGATGCTCTGCTTTCAAAACCTTTACCTTTTTTGAATCGTGGCAATTTGCTCAATAGCCTTTTCAATTTTAATAGCAGTTTCAAATCTTAACTCCGTACCCTTAAGCTGCCGATAGTATGTTGTCTTTGATAATCCGGCCCAACTAAAAGCCTTGCGTAAGTCTACGTTCTGGTGTTCTGATAACTGCGTAAGCTGTTGAAGATAACTTTTCATAATCAACTTTTTTAGCATCTTGTTTGACTATTTGCAAATACATATTGACTAATTTCTTTCCACTGGCGGTAACGTAATATTTTCTAAGTGTACCAGGGGATTTATAAATACCATACATACTCCTCAACGCACCATCACAAGGCAGTGATATAATTAATCCGAACTTATGCTCGAGTGACTGCAATGTTGTTGATAGTGTGCCTTGTTTGATGTCAGGCATTTCTTTTCTTAGATGATGTGATAATACTATTCGTTGTTGTTTTTCCTTTATGAGATAGTATAATCCTGATAGTATTCTAATTTGGTTTTTAGTAATCATATTATATTCCTTAAGTTAACTGGGTGGCGTTGCAGCCACCCTTTTTTTATAGATGAGTTTCAAGTTTCTCATACATTTGAGTTGCAACATCTCGTAAGAACTCATCAAGAACTACTGAATTCATTCCAAGTGTTTCAACCATTGATTGTAACTCGGATACTTTCATACTGTCTAGTTGGTCGTTGATTGTATCTTTGATTCTTTCATTGATTGCATTACTCATTTTGATATGCCTTACCCTTTCTTTATTTATCTCCATAATGAATAGTCCTCAAACTGTTTACATCTACTGGTTCTTCTTCTTCTGAGTAATGTCTACCAGTTAGCTTTGATACATTTACATCAGGAAGATTCTCTTCATTACGAACATCATCTACAAATTCAAAACAATCTACAATACGTTCAATTGCATCAGCTACATTCTGAAACTTCTGTCGATTCATAAAGTTTGGGAATCTGACTTCATCTCTACTTATGTCACGATAACGTTCATAGTCTTTGCGTAATACATCTTCTAATCTACTGGTCATGTTAGTGTCCTTCCTCTTGATTGATTGTTGGGTCGCAACTTATATTTTCATAGTGTTCACGTTCTTGTTTGAAGAATGCTTTTGGCACTGGTATATCCTGTCCACTGTTAGCAAGATTGAAGTCTGTTGCTTGCTTATGTTCTTTTCTAAACCTTTCTTCAAGCCAATACTCTGCCCAAGTTACGTTGTCTTTTTGCTTCATTGTTGTGACGATATTGCAACCATCCTGTTTTAGAAGCAGAATTTGAGCAGCCAATCTCATACATCCATAACTCTTCAAAGCTTCTAGCGGTGATATGCTGCCGAACCTATGTAGATGATTGAATATTTTATCTCTTTGATTGCTGTGTCTCTCATTGATTGATGAGATTCCTGATTTTAGTTCCATGATATACTCCTTATATATAATTATCTTGGATTGATTTTACTTCCCTATACTCTAACTCATACTTACCTTTGGGAAGGACTGCACACTTCAACAGTTGACGATTCAAATAAAATCGAAACTCTTGGTCACCATTACTATGATTGCGAACTGTTGTTACATGTGTAACGAAGTGATGACTGTTGTTGTTCGATGTGCCGACTCGAACTTCAACTTCACCAGTATTCTTTACGCCATAGCTTTTATCACTCTTGTAGATACAAGCCGTAACTTTATTCCAAATTGGATATTGTCTTCCGAACATTTGCTTTCTCCATGTTTAGTTTACTATAAATTATTATGCTCTGCAACTCGTTGGTAAATTAATACACTATTTATTTACCTACATTTTTACTCCACCATATTTATGACGATACTGTAACTTGGTTCTGTCATAAATTCTTTTGATATCCATGCAGTATTGAATGGCATCAGAAAGACTATTGAAGTACTTTCTTTCACAATATCCACCGCTGTTTAGATATCCAGATTCATGTCCCCATTCAACAACTTTGAATCTACCTTTTGATAGAGAATATATCTCAATGTTTTTATCAACGCGTAGACTTGCAACTTTCTTATCTTTGGTTGTATCCAAGATAAATAACTCTTCATCAATTTCCATTACTACCTCCTATGTTATCATTAGTAATACAGTTAAACCTGCGAATATAAATACGACTCCAACAATGTCTTCCCATGTGTTCATTGATTCCTCCATAGCAACCATTGAAAGAAAATCATTCCAACTGCGTAAGCTAGAATAAATCCAATTGTTAATTCAAAAATCATTGTGTTCTCCTTCAAAATTACAGCAACTGAATCTCCACAAAAACTTGTGTAAGCTTCAGCCACATAGTTTCTAACTTGAACTCCACTCTCTCGTCATTCCCCCCCCACCTTGAAGGGTTTGTGACGTTGTTTAGCTTCACCAAGTATGTATTTGTTTGCATAGCAAACTAGTTGACTGGTAAATTTACGTGCGACTAGCACGCAGATAACCGCCAAAAAATAATAAGCTGGCACAAAGTGTATGCCAGCGTTTGTTTTTTGGCGAACCCAGTGAGCAGTTTTACATCTTGCTCAGGATGTAAGGCTGTCTAAACGACAACCTTAGTTAGTTTTTTCTTGTTTGGTGTGTCAGGAGTAACCTCTACACTCTTTCTTGGGTCAACAAATTCACTGAGTGATTTATTTGTCTTCTCTCCGATACCAAGTGAAGCCATTGCTTTTTCAATAGCAATCTTGTTTTGTGTAAGATTCTCTATGTTTTGAGGTATGTACTGCTTGCAAGTTCTTTCTAGCTTTCCCAATTTCTCGGTTGGCTGTCCTGTATGTTCGCAGTTTTCGTACTCTGTAAGCCATTCAGCTTCTTTAGTATCGAGGTTTTCATTAGCTCTTTTGATTGAATACATAGCAGATTCCAGTAGTTTGTTCGCTACCCAATCTCTTTGGTATGTATCTTTGTATGAGTCAATGATTGTTCCGTAAGCTGTTTGTAAAGTATTTGACATTTTATATTCCTTTCTGATTTTATTAAAATGTGACGGCAGAAGGGCATTGGCAAAGGGCAAAGATACAAATGCTAATTTGTTCCGCGAGGAATTGCCGCTAGGCAAGGGG